CAGAAACGTCTTACTAAAATGAAGCGGCAGGATTATGCGTAAGCTAATAACAATCTGGAAGTTCGCAATCGGTTCTTTTAGCGACGACAAAACAGAGGGCTACGATAATTACGTTATGGTGTTTCGTAGCATTCTAGTTCTAGTAAACTTTATTACCTGCTTCTTCATAATTGCTAATACACTGCGTCATTGGTAGTTGAGGGCAAAAATAAATCTTGACATTTTTTTCTTCTGCTGTTATAATAATGGAAATTGTGAAAAGAGTGTGTTATGAATTTATTTTATCTTGACGACGACCTCGACCGTTGTGCCGAGTTTCATGTCGACAAACACATTGTTAAAATGCCTTTAGAGGTAGCTCAGATACTGTGTACCTCAGTCTGGATTGACGAGTACCTTGGCTTTGTGCCTCGCGCACTTGACAAAAACGAACGAGACTATCTTAACGGTCTAAAGGCAGAAATCAAACATCTTCCACCAGAGGAAAGACCTTTGACCCCGTATCTACCAATGATGTATAATCATCCATGTACGATATGGGCTCGCTCCTCTCTCGATAATCACGAATGGACTCACTGCTACGGTAATGCTCTCAATGAGGAGTATCGTTACCGCTACGGCAAAGATCATAAGTCTATAGCCCAAGTAGTAAATAACCTACCAGAACCTCAAAGAATGGAGCGTGTGGGTTTTACTACTTTCGGGTTGGCTATGCCAGACGAACTAAAAGATTATGATGATCCAGTAGAATCTTATAGACGCTACTATCACCTCGACAAAGCTACTTTTGCAAGCTGGAAGTACAGAGATAAGCCTTACTGGTGGGACGAAGATTTTGCAGATTATCAACAACGAATTACAAGGGCAGCATAAATGAGAAGAGGTATTAAAAAACAAGAAGGAGAAAATCTAACTGATGCAAACATTAAAAAGGTTATACGACTTTTGTCAGCGGAAAAGCCGATTACAAAAAAAGAAGCGTGTAGTATTCTTAATATTAGCTATAATACCACTCGCCTTTCTAAAGTTATTGAGGATTATGAAAGCGATCAAGAGTATAGAAAAACCAGAAAAGCACAGAAGCGTGGTAGACCCGCTGACAATGCTGAAATTGCAGAAATCGTAGAGTCTTACCTAACAGGTGAGAGCTTTACAGATATTGCTAGAAGAATCTTTCGCTCTGTTGCTTTTGTTAAAACTATCGTTGAGAAACTGGGAGTCCCTGGAAGGGTGGCTGGTGATGAACGATATGAGATGGAATATTTGCCAGACGAGTGTGTGTCCGATAGCTTTGCCGTTGGAGAGGTTGCTTGGTCAGCCAAGTACCACACTTCGTGTGAAGTAATGGCAACTCTTGACACCAGACACGAACAAAGCTACGGCCCTTGTTACCGTGTGTGGATAAGAGAGGTTAGTAATGAGGACAACCTTGGGGGAGGCTATAATGCTTTTGTTCCCGCGTATGACCTCGGTAAATTGGAGCATTTGAAAACTTATGGAATCAATACCGCTAGAGTTTAGTTATTATGCCATATTTTGTTTAACAACCGCCCTTTGTATACTCTACCTCAATGTAAAAGCATTTCGAGAAGTAGGTTTCAGGTGGAACTTTATGGGCGGTCTAATTTATTACGGAACCACAGTACCTATAGTGCTAGTGTGTGCCCCTGCATTTTTCATTGTTTTTATCTTTAGAAGCGATGTTTATTACGAAAGTTTAATTAACTATATCACCGAAATATATATTGACTCAGATGACGAAAGCTAGTATAATATGTTTTTGAAATTGAGGAAAGTATGGGATATAATTTTTACATGCGACAACTTGAAGAGACTGGCAATGCTGCCGGTCTACCTTTTAAACCAAACAGGAGAAAGAAAATGGCGTGGACTGACGAATCCAAGCAACAGGCAATTGATGCCTACACAAGTGAAGAACCAACTCCAGAAAACTCTATGGAGATTGTAAAAGCTATCGCAGAAGACATGGGTGAGAGTCCTAATGGTGTGCGAATGATTCTAACTAAAGCAGGAGTATACGTCAAGAAAACTCCTGCCGCTGCTAGTGGCGGTGCTAAAGCTGCTTCAACTGGCGGAACTCGAATCAGCAAAGCTGCAGCACAGGAAGCTCTTACAGCAGCTCTTAATGATGCTGGTGTAGCTATCGATGAGGATATTGTTTCAAAGCTCACTGGTAAAGCTGCACAATACTTCGCAGATGCTATGAATAAAGTAGCGTCTTAAAAGTCCACACGGGGGTTGAGTATGCTTAGCCGCGTATTCACCCTCGTGAGGCAACCACTAATAGTCCAAAAATTACAACGACAAAAGAGGTTTTGCTCAATGTAATACTGGAGCTAATTAGTGAAAAAAGAAGAGCTAAAGAAGAAAGTAAATAGTGCTGGGGATGCAATTATAACTTACAGGAGTCCCAACTCTCGTAAGACAAAGTACAATGTATGTACAATTGACTTCAGCACGCCTTACATTCAAGACAAGAAAAATAGAGCGAAAGAAAGCGAGGATACTGTCCTAATGTTTTGTTGGGATACAGATTCCTTTCGCCTTATGAAAGCTGACAATGTAACATCAGTCGTTCCCTTATCCACAGTGCTAAGGAATGAATGATGGAAGCATACTCGAAAATTATCGTATCAGAATCTTATAGACAGGTTCGACTAACGGTGAATGAGTTTCGAGAGGAAGAATACCTTCACTTTCGGGAATACTTTCTCGATTTTGATGAAGAGTGGAAGCCCTCTAACAAGGGTCTTTCTATACCTCTCGAAGTCGAAACCTCAAAAGAATTGTTTATTGCTATGGCGGAGATCTTATCTCTAGCTGAAAGTAAGCAAGTATTGGAGGAACATTTCGGAGAAACTATTCGAGACCTATATCAAAAATAGTTCTTGACATTTTACCGAAATGCCCTCATAATGTTCTTTTTAAATCAAAGGTATTTATGACTAATATGTTTCTAGCCAAAGCAGCCAAAGCTTATTATGAGGGCAACCCCATAATTTCTGATGCTGAGTTTGATATTCTTGCCGCAGACGCTGACTACGCTTTAGTAGGTTATAGTGACGAATTCTTTGAGTTCGATCATATGTATCCTATGTATAGCTTACAGAAAGTTTTTGTGGGTGAAGAACATCCTCCTTACGACCACGCTACTGGAGCAACAGTAATCACACCCAAGTTAGATGGAGCAGCGGTTTCGCTGGGCTACTACGATGGTGAATTAGTGCTGGCTCTTACTCGGGGTAATGGTAAGAAGGGCAGAAATATTATGAATAAAGTTAAACATCTCGTCCCTACTAGCATTACTCGCAAGGGTGTTGTTCAGATTACGGGAGAAGTTGTTGCCCCTGAGACTATTCCTAACGCCAGAAACTATGCTTCTGGTGCGTTGAATCTCAAGTCTGAAGAAGAGTTTCTCACTAGAGAAGTTCGCTTTGTGGCTTATGATATTCAGCCTCGTGTGGAAAAGCTATGGACGGAAGACATGTCGAATCTCTCTTCGGACAATTTCGATACTGTTCTTGCATCTAACTGGGCAGGATACCCACAGGATGGTCTAGTGTTTCGTGTTGATAATAACGAGAAATATGAAGAGATGGGTTACACCGCCCACCATCCTCGTGGTGCCTTTGCTTTGAAAGAAAGACCTCCAGGTGTCGTAACTCGACTACTTGATGTGATCTGGCAAGTGGGTAAATCCGGTGTGGTTTCCCCTGTTGCTATCCTAGAGCCTGTGCTTATTGGAGAAGCTACTGTTGGTCGTGCCACATTACATAATATGCGGTATATCAATGAGCTTAACCTTGAGATAGGTTGTACTGTCGAAGTAATTCGATCCGGCGAAATTATACCAAGAGTCGTAAGGCGCGTGGAAGGGGAAATAAATGTTTGATGATAGTATGGAAGACGAGAATATCTTTGGATGGATGGGTCTAAAAGACAATGGAAGTCATTATGTGTCAGCCACAGGCTTATATGATTATTTCTTTTCTATCGAAAAAGAAACTCGTGAGAAAATTCTAGAAGGTTGGATTGCTGCTTTAGAAGCATATCTTGAACCAGGATTTGAGAAACGAATAGAAGAATCTGAAGGCGGTGTTATCTATGTATCGGAGTCCTCGGAGTCCGTGGAAGATAAGCCTGTAGGAAATGTTATTCCTTTCCCTAAAATTATCAGATGAGTGGAGTTTATAACCTCACTTATTTTCAGAACAATCCTGAAGAAGCTACCCGCGAAGGGGTACTCTACTGCGTAGTATTAGTTAATAAACGTACTATGAAACGAGAATGTCTCAAGATAGGCATCGCTTCAGGAAGAAACTGGAAAGACGTTTTGAGAAGGAGTCGTGGGTTTAATGGGTACGAGATTCGTATACAGAGAACTTACCACGACTCACTTTTTAATGTGTGGACGCTAGAACAAGCGTTGCATGAAGAATACAAACAATTTAAGTATATACCCCAGCAAAAGTTTGGAGGATATACAGAGTGTTTCGAAATAAAGAAGGAGATTATTTTAGCTATTCCGAAAAAATAATTCTTGACTTTTCAACTCAAACCCCGTATAATATCTATTCAAATGTAGGAGAAAGTCTTTTGAGAGAAATTGTAGCACCAACACACTGCCCTAGTTGTTCCTCACCTTTGGTGTGGGAAAACGATCAGTTGTTCTGCTATAATACTTCTTGTGAGTCTAAGACTTATAAGTTAATTGAACACTTTTCCTCTGCTTTGAAAATTAAGGGGCTAGGGCCATCATCTATTCAGAAACTCAGAATAACTTCAATACCTCAAATCTATGAACTGAGTTTGGGTGAGATGGTAGAGGCTCTTAATTCTGAAAAACTTGCAACAAAACTCTTTGAGGAGATTCAAGATTCCAAGAAAGTTAGTCTTTCTGAGATCTTACCCGCTTTCTCTATTCCACTGATAGGCAAATCGGCATCATCAAAGTTATGTTCTGTAGTAAGTAGTATTTATGACCTGAACGAGGAGGCTTGTACTAAAGCGGGGCTTGGCCCTAAGGCAAGCAATAACTTGCTGACCTGGTACAATACCATGTTTCTCCGTGAGTACAAGTGGCTACCTTTTTCATTTGAGTCAAATGAAGTTGTTTCTGTTATTGAGCCTAAGGGTGTTGTCTGCATTAGTGGCAAACTTACATCCTTTAAAACTAAAGCAGAAGCAGAGAAAATTCTCATTAGCAAGGGATATATTGTGAAATCCTCCTTAACAAGAGAAGTAACAATCCTAGTGAATGAGAGTGGACTAGAATCTTCAAAAACCAAGAAAGCTAGAGATAGTGGGGTCTCTATCACAACTAACCTTAACCAATTATTAGGAAATTAATTTTATGGCAATTCCAAAGTGGACTGATGAGCGCACAGCGTCTCTTACCGATTTCGTAGGTTCTGAATCCCCAGTAACTTACGCAACTGTTGTTGAAGCTGCTGACCAGCTTGAAACATCACCCCGTTCTGTAGCTTCTAAGCTGCGTAAAATGGGTCACGAAGTAGAATCTTCTGCTTCTGTAACTACTCGTGCGTTCTCTGATGCACAAGAAACTACTCTGAATAGTTTCGTAACTGATAACTCTGGCCAGTATACTTACGGCCAAATCGCTGAAGCCTTTGAAGGCGGCGAGTTTTCTTCCAAGCAAATCCAAGGCAAATTGCTATCTATGCAATTGACCGAGCACGTCAAACCTACTCCTAAAGTAGAAAGTGTTCGTACCTTTAGCGATGCTGAAGAAGCAGAGTTTGTTAAGCACGCCTCTAAAGGCGCATACCTCGAAGATATCGCAGAGGCTCTTGGCCGAACCGTTAATCAAATTCGTGGTAAAGCTTTATCTTTGTTACGTCAAGGCTCTATTGCTTCTATTCCAGCACAGAAGGAAAGCAAAGCTGCGGCTAAAGCTGATCCTCTCGAAGGCGTAGATGTAGCTTCTTTGTCTGTAGAAGAAATCGCAGAGCAAATCGGCAAAACTGCCCGAGGCGTTAAGACTATGTTAACTCGACGTGGCCTTACTGCTTCTAACTATGATGGTGCAGCAAAAGCAGCAAAAGCTGCAGGCTAATCCCTTAGTTCCCCCTGCTGGAGTGGGGCTTTGTGCCCCTCTCTGGCTTTTTATCGCTTAATACTTATTACGGAGATGACCAATAGTGAACCTGGCAAGCGTTCTTTTCAAGACTATTATCGCGCAAAGCGATATAGAAACTTGGTCGAATTGCCAAAAGCACTATTTTCCAACTGAGTTTGCCTCTATATGGTCTTACATAAATAAGTATGTAGAAACTCATAGTATCATTCCTACTTTTGATGACTTACGACTTTCCGTAAGAGATGCGACCCTTCGTGACCGTTTCTTCGCCTTGGAAAAAGTCGACGAAGTAGACATAGACGGTGCTACTCTACTAGAGTATCTCAAGAATGAATACACTCAAATTGAAATCATGAATCAGTTAGAAACCTATCTTAGTGATTCGATTGCAATGGAATCCGCACAGGAAAATATTGAGAGTCTACAGAATATTGTATTATCGGTAGAGGAAAAAGTTGACCTCAAAGATACAAGTACAAATATGAGAAAAATGGAATTGTTTGATCCAATTGAAGAGTTGGAGAAGAATGTTCCTTTAGGATTGAATCACGACTTCGACCGTATTCAAACCTTTGGCCCGTCCGATCTTGTACTTATTGGTGGCAAGCGTGGTGCTGGTAAGTCTATTGCCTGTGCTAATATTGCCTCTAGTACTTATGAAGCCGGTCATTCCGTAATGTATTTTACGATAGAAATGTCATCACGAGCAACCATGCAGAGGATATGTAGTATATCTACTGGCGTTCCTGCGGCTGCAATACGTAACCGCAACCTATCTATAGGTGAGTGGGAACAGGTTGCTCGTTGGTGGTCTCAACGATTTGAAGACGGCGAGAGAGCACTTTCTCGCTATCTTTCACATCGTGACTTTGATACCTATCATGATGAGCTGACAGCAAAACCTTTGAGAGAGAAGCAGATTGATGTTGTATACGCACCTTCTCTGACTCTAGCAAACATTCGTACAGAGCTAGATAAGAAAGTAGCAAGACTACAGCCGCGAGTTGTAATCGTTGACTATATCAACCAAGTAAAGCGTTCTATGGTTTCCAATGGGCGTATGGGTCAGTATGACTGGACAGAACAGATAGAAGTAAGTAAGGCGTTGAAAACTTATGCACAAGACTATGGATTTATTATGGTGTCTCCTTATCAGATTGATGCTTCCGGCGAAGCTCGATTTGCTAAGGGTATATTAGATGCTGCGGATGCAGCTTTTACTCTTGACGCACACGCTAAAGAAGATAATATCATTAGCTTTAATTGTGCAAAAATGAGAAACTCTGATGAAGTAAGTTTTACTTCTACTATGGACTGGGCGTCTTTAGCTATTGGCCCTGAGACGGGTTATATTAAAGATAAAGACGGTCCCGATGAAGAGGTATACGAACTATGAGTGCAGTAATTGAACTACTTGAAGAGAGAGGTATTTACTACAAACTCTCTGGCAGAGATGTTTTAATTCGCTGCCTCAATCCAGAACACGACGATGGTAATCCTAGTATGAGGATTGACAAAGTTCTTGGAGTGTTCAATTGTTTCTCTTGCGGTTACAAAGGTAGTTTATTCCGCCACTATAATGTAGATTATAGTGAAACAGAAATGCGTAGGGAAAAACTAAAAAGACTTATCAATAACTTACGAGCTGCTGGTGTAGGTCTCTCAATGCCTGAAGGATTTATGTCCTATATCGGGAACTGGAGGGACATAAAGCCAGAAACTTATAGAAGATTTGAAGCGTTTCGTCATCACGATAAGCAGTTTATAGGGAGGATTAACTTTCCTATTAAGGACGCCAGTGGAAGAATAGTCGCTTTCCAAGGTCGTGATGAAACAGGAACCTTAGACAATAAGTATATGTTCTACCCTAGCGGAGTAAAACTGCCTCTGTTTCCACAAGTTCGCCCACTACAGGGGCGTGTTATTCTCGTAGAAGGTATCTTTGATATGATAAATCTTCATGACAAAGGACTAGATAATGCAATATGCTGTTTCGGTGTAAAGAACTTTAACGAAACAAAGTTTAATTATTTAAAGATTTCAGGCGTTACGGGCCTTGACTTGATTTTTGATGCTGACCAAGCAGGAATTCAAGCAGCAGAACACGTAAAGAAATTAGCGAGAGACTTTCCCGTTCGAGTAATTAGTTTAAAGTCTGGAGATCCAGGCTCACTCGGACAAAACCAAGTAACTGGACTGCGGAGAAAACTATATGGCTAGTATAGCCTTGATTGAATCAAAACCAAGTAGAAACGATTACGTTCGCTTATTTGAGAATGAGTTTGAATTTGACCGATTTTCTCTTGCTTCAGACCCTACGCTATCCAAAGTCTTAATGAAAGACGTAGATCTGGAGTTTGACCCTGATGCCTATGAATGGATAATTCTGATTGGCTCAGAACCACTAAAATATTACACGAAAGTGACCCAAGTAATGCAATATGCGGGAACTATAGTAGATGATAAATTTCTCCCTACTATTAATCCCGCAATGCTATCTTTTAAGCCAGAGGCTAAGAAGACTTGGGAAGATGCTAGAGACAATATCCTTGGCTATATCTCTGGCAGCAAGAAGAAGGCCGAAATAAATGACGAAAAATTTGTCGGTGTTACAACAACTGAAGGAACTTTGGATTACATTCAAAGATGTATTGACTCGCCCTACGACTTTATCGGAATCGACTCAGAGACTACTGGTCTGTATCCTCGGAATGGGTATATTCTTGGTATTAGCTTATGTTATCAACCTGATTCAGGTGCTTATATTAATGCCGATACTATTGATGAGTCTGTAGAAGAGAAACTTCAGGAATTATTCGATAAGAAGAGAATGGTATTTCACAATGCTAAGTTCGATATTCCAATGTTTGAGTATCATTTCAATGTGAAACTCTCACAGTTTGAGGATACAATGCTCATGCACTATATGCTTGATGAGAATCCAGGCACTCACGGCCTAAAGATGCTCGCTATGAAGTATACAGACTATGGTGACTATGAGAAACCTATGTATACTTGGATGGACGAGTATCGTAAACAGCATGGAGTACTAAAAGATGATTTCAAGTGGGAGTGGATTCCCTTTGAAGTTATGCAGACTTATGCTGCTATCGATGCTTGTGCTACTTTCACAATCTTTGAGAAGTTTGAGAGAGCACTGAAAAAAGGTAATCCTAACTTGATGCGTGTGTACAAGACTATCTTGTTACCCGCCTGTAGATTCCTTATAGCTGTTCAAGATAACGGAGTTCCTTTTGATAAGGAAAGACTTATTGCAAGTCAAGATCTTATGCTAGAAGAGATTACTGCTGCTGTTGGTAAATTGCAAAGCCATCCTGGTGTGGCCGCTTTCCAAGCAGCAGAAGGTAAAGACTTTAATCCAAATAGTGTTCTACAATTGCGTAAGTTATTGTTCGACTATGTTGGGCTAGAGCCTACTGGAATTAAAACGGAAAAGGGAGAAAACTCAACCAATGCTGAAGTATTGGAGAAGCTCGCTCTTCAACACGAGATTCCACAGTTAATTTTAGATGTTCGTAAGAAAACTAAGATTAAGAATACTTATCTCGATAAGATTATTCCACAGCTTGATAGGGACGGTCACTTACGGACCAACTTCAATATTCACGGAACTACCTCGGGAAGACTATCTTCTAGTGGTAAACTGAATATGCAGCAACTTCCGAGAGACAATCCGATTGTGAAAGGGTGTATTCGTGCTCCCGAAGGCCATCAGATTGTTGCAATGGATTTAACAACTGCTGAAGTATATGTCGCTGCCGTATTAGCAGATGACTTGGAGCTTCAGGACGTATTTCGTTCTGGAGGAAACTTCCACTCCACGATTGCACATAAAGTATTTAAACTAGACTGTGAAGTCGAAGATGTGGCGGAGAAGTATACGACCTACCGTCAAGCAGCAAAAGCAGTAACCTTTGGTATTATGTACGGAGCCGGTGCAAATAAAATCAGTGAGCAGGTTACTAAAGATGGAGGCAAGCTTTCAGTTGTACAGGCTAGACAAATCATCAAAGAATACTTTGGTGCTTTCTGGAAGCTAGAGGAGTGGATTGAAGTTCAGAAAGAGCTTATTAGAAAGAACGGCAGTATCTATTCTCATTTCGGAAGAAAGAGAAGGTTACCTGATGTTAAATCCGATAACAAAGGGGTTCAAGGACACGCCATTAGGTCTGGACTTAACTTCCTAGTTCAATCTGCTGCTTCCGACATAAACTTAATCGGGGCTATAGAAGCTCACGGAATACTAAACCAGAAAAAGATGAAGAGTAAAATCTTCGCATTGGTTCACGATTCCGTGCTTGCAGAAGTCCCGAACGATGAAGTAGAAGAATATTGTTCGATATTACAAACCGAAATACAAAGAGACCGAGGTATTTATATCTCCGGCGCTCCTGTAGGTTGTGACTTTGAGATTGGCGAGGATTACTCAATGGGTAAGTTCAGTAAAAAGTATGGTAATATCGTTAACCTATAAACAGATACTTCGGTCTATAAAGTTTCCTGTGTATTCTCTAGGCACAGAAGATTTCTATCTTCGCGATGGCTTACTGCTTGTCAATGACTCAGTAGTAGATGATAGAAATCAGCCTGGAGATACTCTTGGAAAACGAAGACTACAAACACCACATAAAAAGAGAAGACTGACTGTAGTATATGAAGAGTTTCTAGACATTGTAAAAAATAAAACTACAGTGTTGATAGACAATAACGGAGTTATATTTTTATACGAAAGGACAAAGTTTCAGAAAATAAAATCAATAAGAATTGTAAGAAAAGACTTACAACATACTCATTCAAGAATTTGGCTAAAGGGAGTGAACTTTGCTTTTATAGTAAAAGAACCCCCACTAGCTATGGACTGGGCTCAAGTTTTACATTTAAACTCTCGCCCGTGGCTATTATATGGTTTATCAGAAGATAGACTAGAAGATAGCAGGAGGAAAATTTAATGGGAAGAAGGAATCAAAAAAGAGATGCTCTATCAGCGCTGAACTTTTATTTAAAAGAGATAGAGCCTTTAACAAAGTCTCAAGTTGCAGTCTTTGATTCTTACAAGCACCTAATGTTACATGGATGTGCAGGAACGGGTAAAACCTTTATCTCACTATATCTAGCATTAGATGACCTACAAAAAGAAGAGTATAGTAGAATAGTTCTGGTTAGAAGTGCCGTCCCCACAAGGGAAATGGGATTTCTTCCTGGAACAGAAGATGAAAAATCTAAAGTCTATGAAGCTCCTTATGTAAGTATTATGCAAGAGCTGTTTAGTCGTGGAGATAATCCCTATGGACAGTTAAAGCAAAAAGGAGTTATTAATTTTTTAACCACTTCTTATATAAGAGGAACAACGTTTAATGATAGTGTAATCATTGTTGATGAATGTCAAAACATGACTTTTCATGAGCTAGATAGCATTATCACTAGGGTAGGCAAGAATTGTAGGATTATTTTCTGTGGTGATTTCTTCCAGTCTGACCTTAAAAATAGTGGATTGAAAGATTTTATTGAAATAATTAAAGATATGTACGAGTTTGATTTTATTGAGTTTGGCATATCTGATATTGTAAGAAGTGATTTTGTGAGAAGTTACCTTACTGAGAAATATACAAAAGGTATTATATGAAACAAGACGTAGCTATTGATGAGCTAACACGAAAACTAGAACAGGTTCTGGGTAGGTTGGACACTTTGACTGACAGATTAGCTGGAGTAGAAAACTTCGTAGTTCACAAAAGAAAAGAAGAGTACCAAAAAAGAAAACTAGAAGAAGAGATGTGGACTAAAAGTGAAAGCGGTAGTATCTAACAGAATTTATATGGACATTGATCCCCAGGCTTTTAATGCCTTGGATAAAGCTTTGACCTATAAAATAGATTCCTATAGATCAGATGTAGCTCCTACCATGATTAAAAATGTTAGGAAGATACGAAATGGTTTAGTATCTATACCTGTTGGACGCTTCGACTTAATTCCTGAAGGATATGAAATAAAAGATAAGCGAGTACTACTACCTGTAGATTTTCCAGAGTTTGGGTTTGACCTCCGAGAAAGTCAGCAGGATGTATACGACGCTATAGAAGATAATGCCATTATCAATGCTTTTGTATCCTGGGGTAAGACTTTTACTGCATTAGCCGTTGCTGCAAAGCTTGGGCAAAAAACTCTAGTAGTTACGCATACCGTATCTCTACGAACCCAATGGGAGAAGGAGATAAGAAAGGTATTTGGTATAGAGCCAGGGATTATAGGGTCCGGGAAGTATGACATTTCTCCCCCTATAGTCGTTGGCAATATACAAACACTTTACAAATTGCGTGGAAAAATAGAAAAAGAATTCGGAACCATTATTATTGATGAGTGTCATCATATACCAGCTAACACTTTTAGTAAATTAGTGGATGCTAGTTATGCTAGATATAAGATAGGATTATCCGGTACGGTTCAAAGAAAGGATGGAAAACACGTTATTATGCCTGATTATTTTGGGCATACTAAGTTTACTCCTCCCAAAGAAAACTATATGGAACCAACTATAGAGGTTATCCAAACAAGGATAAGATTTATGGATGGGGCTAAAATACCTTGGGCGAATCGTATTAATGATTTGGTTCGGCAAGAAGAGTACGGAAAGTTAATTTGTTTTCTCGCTGCGGCGTACAGAAAGCAGGGACATAAAGTTCTCTTATTGTCTGACCGAGTTTACTTTCTAAAAAGAGTGAAAGAAACATTAGGCGAACATTGTGAGTTGATTACTGGAGAAGTTCCTCTGGCAGAGAGGGAAAAGAAAATAGAACGAGTTCAAAGTGGAAAAGTAGATATACTCCTAGGGACTCAAAGTATTTTCTCGGAAGGCATTAGTGTTAATCCTTTAAGTTGTTTAATACTCGCCACTCCAGTAAGCAACACACCTCTTTTAACTCAGCTAGTAGGCAGGGTCATTAGAGAATATCCAGGAAAGATAGATCCTGTAGTAGTAGATATTAATCTTAAAGGAAAGACGGCTGAGAAGCAAGCCAAACTTAGGTTAGGTCATTACCTTCAGCAAGGGTATAATGTTTTCTTTAAGGACATGTGAAAAAAATTTCTTGACACGGGAGCTATTTCCCCGTATAATATACACTTGACTTCGAGAACATAGCAGTGATTCTTTTTAACTGGGCAAAAATGTATGCGGCAACGAGTGGAGATTCTTCTTCAATAGTTACGCTGCTTGCCTATTTAACATATCCTACTCTACCTAGAAATAGGTACGACTCTATCTATCGCTTGTCACAACAAGACTGGTCAGGTGATAGTTTTATACTGCATCCAGAAAAAATAATATCAAACCGAAGCAAGTTCGGTGATAATGAGTTGGCCCAGTATGTGGCACTGGCCAGCTTTCGCAGCTATGCTGAATATGAAGCCACAACCAAACGCAGTCTGAATCTGTTCTTAGCACCGGTTCCTACTGAAATTATTGACAACAACAGGCTACTATCTAGAATAGAAGATGAAATATTCTTCTGCTGGGAAGAAGTCACACATTAAAGGAAAAAACTATGGGTATTAAATTTACATCATCTGCTGGCGGGGCTAAAAAGTCATCGCTAGAACAATTCACTTACAAAAACGGCGATAACTGCGTTCGTATTTTTGGAGATCTTCTTCCTCGGTATATCTACTGGGTTAAGGGCGAGAACGATAAGAACATTCCTATGGAGTGTCTATCTTTCGATCGACAGAAAGAAGCATTTGTAAACGTAGAAAAAGATTGGGTTAGAGAATTTTATCCTGACCTGAAATGCGGCTGGTCTTACTCAGTACAGTGCATTGATCCTTCAGACGGTAAAACCAAAGTATTTAATCTAAAGAAAAAATTAATGGATCAGATTCTAGTTGCTGCTGAAGACTTGGGCGACCCTACCGACTTAGATGCTGGTTGGGACATTCACTTTAAGCGTACTAAGACTGGACCAAACGTATATAATGTTGAATATACTCTTCAAACTCTTAAATGTCAAAAAGGTATTCGTCCTTTAAATGACGACGAAAGAGCCGCTGTAGCTGCTGCTACTTCTATCGATGAGTTACTTCCTCGACCAACTCCAGATGCTCAAAAAGAGTTGCTGGAACGAATCGCTACTGGCGGTTCTGGTAAGGATGAAGTTGATTCCTCAATCGAAGACGAGTTTGACATTAGCTAATGAAAATACTATTCTCCGCCGATTGGCACATAAAATTAGGTCAGAAGAACGTACCCGTCAATTGGGCGCGTGCTCGCTATGACAGCTTCTTTCATCAGATTTATTTGTTGGAAGATGATGCAGACTTGCATATTATTGGCGGCGACATCTTTGATAGAGTTCCAACTATAGAAGAACTAGAGCTGTATTTCACTTTTGTAAAAGGTTGTCAGATTGAAACTCTCATTTATGACGGTAATCATGAAGCAACTAGAAAGAATAAGACATTCTTTACAGCGTTGAAAGAAGTAACCCATTCGTTGAATGATAAGGTTACTATTATTGACGAAGCATACGAAGATGAAAGAGGTTTTAGTATTCTTCCTTACTGTGATTTACACAAGAAGAACTCTATTGAGATGCTGAATAAGAACTTTCCGGTCTTTACTCATGTGAGGGGTGAAATACCCCCTCATGTTCAACCGGAAGTCGACTTAGAAAGATTTGCAAGGTTTCCAAAAGTATTTGCGGGAGACTTGCATTCCCATTCGAATTGCCAGAAAAATATAGTATATCCAGGAAGTCCTATGACTACTAGCTTTCATAGATCGAAAGTAGAAACCGGAGTTCTAGTTATACTTGAAGACTGGGACTGGTATTGGGAAAAGTTAGAACTTCCACAGCTTATTCGTAAAACAGTCAGTAACCCTGCTGAAATGATCACGGGGCTGTATGACCATGTTATTTACGAACTAGAGGGAGATCTCGGAGACCTAGCAAAAGTAGGTTCCAGCGACCTTCTCGATAAGAAAGTTGTAAAACGAAGTTCTGAAGCGACACTTGTTTTGGATAAAGAGTTCTCCGTTGGAGAAGAGTTAGTAGAATACTTAACTTACGTGCTAGAAATAGCTGAAGATAAAATACCCGAAATATTAGGATTATATAATGATTACGCTAAAAATATTGAAATGGAGTAATTGTTTCTCTTACGGAGAAGGCAATGAACTCGATTTAGCTTCCACCAGACTTACCCAGATATTGGGCTATAATGGCGCTGGAAAATCTTCTATTCCTCTCATTTTGGAAGAAGTTCTATTCAATAAAAACTCGAAAGGTATTAAGAAAGCCGATATTCCTAACAGAGAGTTGCAAAATGGATACTCTATTAGTCTTACGTTCAGTAAAGAAGCTGACGAGTATGAAATCGACCTTCAAAGAAAGTCTAACTTAAAAGTAAAGTTCATTAAGAACGGTGAAGATATTGGTAGCCATACGGCTACTAATACTTACAAGACTATTCAAGAAGTGCTTGGCGTAGATTTTAAAACCTTTACACAAGTAGTATATCAACATCCTAACGCTAGTTTGAATTTTCTTACTGCTACCGATGCGAACCGTAAAAAGTTCCTGATAGACTTGCTTGGTCTAGAAAAGTATGTAAATCTCTTTGAGGTTTTTAAAGAAGCTTCACGAGGGGTTGAACAAGAATACTCCCAGCTTGAAGGTCGTATTTCCACCGTTGAGAAATGGTTGGAAAATAATAAACTGACGGATACTACCCCACGAGAACTTGTAAATCTTCCGAAAATCTCGGATGAGGATGAGGAAGCATTGAGTTCTCTTATGGCTGAAATTAAAAATATTTCATCAACAAATCGTCAAATTTCTCAAAATAATCAATATAAAAGTATGTTGAAAGAAATTAATATACAGGAAATTCAAGCAATTGAAGCTTCCGAGCATATTTCGTATGATGAGTTGCAGTCACAGCTAGGCGCTATAGCGGGGTCTATCGGTTCAGGACAAAAAATCATCAAAAAGATGGAGAACTTGGAAAATGTATGTCCTACCTGTGAACAATCCGTTACAGAAGATTTTAAGAAAAAACATATCTCTGAAGAACAAGAGAAAGTTAAAATCGAAAAAGACAAGCACACAAATATCCAGAAGAAAATTAAAGATATTCAAGAAAACAATGAGAGATTCTCAATAAAGTCAAATAAGCAGAAAGAATGGGAAGAGTTATATCGCTCAGTTGATAGTACACTTCCTACTGTATTAGTTGATGAAGAAGTTCTGAAAGTTCGTATTACTAATATCCGGAATACTATTGCAACACAGAAGAATGAAATAGATGTATTGCAAAGAGAGAACGAAGCTCGTTCAGCATATAACGCTAAGATTGAGGTTATAACCGAACAAACAGCCGACTTCGAAAAACAGCTTGAAGAAGTAGTATCTCGATATAATGTTCTAGGAATTAAGAAAGGTAACCTTGAAATCTTGAAAAAAGCTTTTAGTACAAATGGACTCATTGCATACAAGATCGAAAATCTTGTTAAAGAACTGGAAGAATTAACCAGCGAATATCTCGCAGAACTTTCAGACGGTCGTTTTACATTGAACTTTGCCGTGAATAACGATAAACTCAATGTAGAAATCACAGATAATGGAAACGTAGTAGATATTCTAGCACTTTCGAGTGGGGAATTGGCAAGAGTAAACACAGCTACTCTTCTTGCTATTCGCAAGTTGATGAGTAGTCTATCCTCTAGCCGTATTAATGTTCTGTTTCTGGACGAAGTTATGACAGTTTTGGATGAGGTAGGAAAAGAAAAGTTGGTAGAAGTTCTATTAGAGGAAGAGCTTAATACTTATCTAGTAAATCATGGGTGGTCTCATCCATTACTAGAAAAAGTGGAAGTAATTAAAAGCTCAAGTATAAGTAGGTTGGTAGCATAATGGTAGATTCGAGAGCGAAGGGACAGCGAGGAGAGTATCTTGTAAGAGATATGCTTCGTGATGCCTCTGGCCTACAGTTTGAGAGAGTCCCCAGTTCGGGGGCTCTCGCTTACTTGAAAGGCGATTTATACATACCAGACGCTAATAATGCGTTTTGTATAGAAGTAAAGAATTATGAGAAGTCACCCCTAAGTGATAAGGTATTTACAAATAAAACTAATTACCTTTTGATTTGGTGGGAGAAGATAGTAAAACAAGCGGAACTTAAACTACAGCAACCTTTGTTGTTTTTTAAGTATTCTCGTTCA